TTTTGATTTAGAGATTTTTCAATTATGTTTGGGGCGCCCACAACGACAATCTCTGTACCGGTGTGGCCGCGGTTTATAGTTAACTTTGTAAATCGGTGATTTAAGTTTAAGTCTCCTGGTAATCCGCCTTGCTCATTGAGTTGTTTCATGCGGGCCTCTTCTCTGATCATTACTACATGCTCGGGGTTAACAAATACTTCCTGTAAAGTATAATCTTGTTTGGTTGTGAGGCTTGCATTTTGTCTTACTTCTGTTAATTTAACGAGCGACATATGCTTTCTCCATTGGGTACACGTGTCTTTTTTTCACGACTGCTTCTCGGCCGCGTGCATAGATTATATAAGTCTCGCTAAGCCAGCCGTTAAGGGTTGTTTCTTCAAGGAACACTCCCACTGTTGGCTTCTCTGTCTTCTCCAGTATCGCACTGTCATAATCGAAGAGAGTAACCCCTTGTGGAATATGTACTAGATCTCCTTGCTGCATTACTTGTTCTCCGTTTGTATTATACCAAAGTTAGTGGTTAGGAGGGTACCTGCACAGCTAGCAGCATTCTGAAGTGCTGTCTTTGTGACCTTAACGGGATCAATGATACCACTTTGGATCATATTTGACATCTGGCCGGTCTTGAAGTTCCAACCTTGTTCATCACCAACCTTAAGTATCTCATTAATAATAATATCGGCAGATTCTCCAGAATTTTGTGCCATTTGTTTAATGGGGGCGAGACATGCTTTTCTAACCACATCGATGCCGGCGTATTGATCGCCCATATTCTCAGCACTATCAAGATTGGCGTCTCGATCTACAATTGTAATCTTCAAGCTAGCTCTCAAGAGTGCGGTACCACCACCGGGAATTATTCCTTCTTCTTGTGCAGATCTTACAGCTTCTAGCGCATCCTCAATGCGATGCTTGCGCTCTATCATCTCTACCTCGGTAGTACCCCCGACTTTGATGACGGCGACGCCAGAAGCTAATCTAGCGACCCTTTGTTGAATTGCATCGGCGGCAGCAATATCATCCGTGGCTACTATTTCACTCTTTAGGGATTCAATTTTGTTATCGACCTGCTCATGGTTTGCTTTACCGCCAACAATGGTAGTCATATACTTGTTACTTTCAATAAACTTAGCAGAGCCTAAGTGTTTAAGTTTTACATCTTTTAACTTGACACCAGAGCTTCTTGATATGAACGTCGCACCGACTGAGAGTGCTAAGTCTTCTAGCAGATTACGGCGCTCGTCTCCATAACAAGGGGACTTGATTCCAGCTAGCTTTAAGGTTCCGCGCATGGCATTCATAATCATCGCAGCCAAAGCTTGTCCTTCTAAGTCCTCCGCAACTATAATCAATGGGCGAGATTCACGTGCAACCATCTCAAGAATTGGTAAGATGGACTCAACTGCATCGACTTTGTAATCTGTAACTAGGATTAGTGGCTCTTCATGAAACATCATCGAGCGGCGCTCATCAGTTATGAAGGCGCCGGCGCAATAGCCGGCATTAAACTTAAACCCCTCTTCAATATCTATACTAGTATCGACCGTGCGAGACTCTTCAATCGTAATCGATCCATCTTGTCCCACTCGGTCGACAGCCATGGAGATCAGGCGGCCAATCGACGGGTCATTGTTGGCCGAGATTGTGGCGATGTGCGTTATATCCTCTAGGCTTGTAACCGGCTTGGCCATCTCATCAAGATTCTCAACAATTATCTTTACACACCGATTAATACCTCTTTGTATTTCAACTGGCGAGGCGCCTGAAGCGATGTGTTTTTGGGCCTCTTGTATTATAGAGCGCGCAAGTACAGTAGCTGTGGTAGTGCCATCACCAGCAACATTATTTGTCTCTACGGCGGCTTGCTTTATAATTTGTGCAGCTGCATTTTCAAACGGATCCTCAAGTGCAACAAAGTGCGCAACTGTAACGCCGTCCTTAGTGATAAAGGGTTCTTTCCCTTTCTCTTGCAAAAGAACATTCCTGCCTTTTGGACCGAGTGTTGAACCAACGTTGTTCGCCAATATATTGACACCGTTTAGGATTTTCTTTTGTAACGATTCATTACTATCAAAGTCTCGACTCATTAATACCTCAGAGTTATGTAATAATTATAATATGTTTTCAAACAATTGTCAAGCAGAATCTTTTGTATATTTTGGATCTGCCTCAAGAATTCCAATAATCTCTTTACTTTTTGTTTGCCCCTTGCTGTTAGCAGCCATGGCACGGTTTCTTTTTGACTCGGAATAATAACGTCCGATATTCTCGGCCATCTCTTGTGTAGTTTCTAATAGTCTTCTGAGGGCGTCTCCCAAGATTCCGGAATAAATTTCTGCTAGCTCATCGATGTTCTTTTGAGAGAGGTCAAGAACACCATACGCTTGTAAGTTGATTGTTGAAGATGCCCCGTCCAGCTGCGCGCGGGTGATCGACCACTGACTCTTAGCGTCGGCTTTGCCCTTCTTACCTTCCGTGAGCAGCTCTTCTGCTGCTGTCATCCTTTTTTCTCTGATGTGAAAACTCTCGTTGTATTGGGTTTGCATTTGCTTAATTCTTCTAGCGTCAACGCTCTTTTCGAAGTCCTTTCTTTGTTGTTCTAATTCTTCTTCTTCCTCTTCGGGGGTCAGTTGTTCTGGTTCTTCCGCCGCGGGAAGCTCACCTGACTCTACAAAATCGTGTAAAAATCCAGCACGAGTATAGGCAGGTAATTGCACCATCACTTGGGCTAGCGGGAACAAACCCTCTTTAGAACCATCCCACGCAGCAATGGCATCCCTGACGGTATCTGGAGAGACGGCGCCGAATATATGGCCGTTGTTGGTTTGAACCAACATATCAACAAAGTTAGCTCGAGAGATTTCAAAATCGAAGATATAAAGCTTTTCTACAGTATCTCCCGTTGTTTCTTTATAAGCGATGAGGTATGCAATCTTTGATTCACCGCGAACCAACAAGTAATCAACCAAGTTTGTAAAACTGCCCTTAATGGGTGTTTTCGGGCTCAGCAGCTTAAGACTAACTGGTGCACCAGCTTTAGATGGATCATCCAGTTGAGCGTCACCCAGAGTAAATCCCGCGCGGAAATCCTCGATGGGCAACGTCCCTTTGACACGGCCGGAAATCTGTTGGCCTCCGGTCAGTGCCGCCATAAAAGCTTCGAAGACGAAGCCCGCAGAGCTTTCATTATAGTCATTGAGTGTGGCTTGTAGTGCCTCTGTGACCATCATCATGTTCAAAATAACATTCGGAGATCTTTTTCGCTTTGCAGACGCTGGTGTTAAAAACTTGTTCAGGTCAGCAATTCGATTCTTAATACTATTGCCGCCGCGGATAACGCTGAAGATCTTGTTAACTTGCTGGCGATCCATATTGTTGGGGACTCCCCATGCTTCGGTAGGTACTAATTTCGGAAAGGGGATTGAAAAGCTAAATCGGCTCTCGGCCTCTGTTAACGGCTCTACTACGGATTCGGAGACCATTTTCTCAACCAACTCCATAATGGACTTAAATTCAGAGTTTGCTTCCGGTGGCTCCGCGGAGTCTCTAACTTCTATAAATTTTTCTTGTAAATATTTGTTCATCTTTTTTCCTTTAAATAATTATATCGGCGATTCCTAATTCGACCGCCTCTTCTGCTGTTAAATAAACGTTTACTTTTCGCTCGAGCAGATCTTTCAGATCAGATTTACTCATGTTCGTTTCGGCTATCAAGGCCTGGCTGTACATTTTTTGAATCTGCTCGATAGCTTCCATCTCATTCATGAGATTGTGAAGGGGTCCATGATTACCACCAATAACTGAGTGTATCATAACTCTGCAGTTCTGTCCGATCTTTCTCTGCCCTTTTGTGCCGGCTGCTAGCAGTAGTACGCCGGCCGACATAACTTTACCCATACCTATCGTATGGATTTCAGTTGTCTTCTTTATCTGTCGCATGATGTCATAGAGAGCGAACATATCATCGGCCGAGCCACCATACGTAGAAATATAAAACTCTATTGGTTTCTGATTTTTTCCGGTGGTGTCGAGCCTGTTAAGTTCCTGCAGGTATAGCATCGCGTGTGCTAATTCTGCAATCTTCTCTTCTGCCACGTCAGTGAAAAGTCCGATAGTTCTCATATCTGGCTCGGTCTGCTGGGCAGCCAGTATCGCCATGACTTCTTCTAACGTTTCCTCATCCATTTTTAGAGTCTTGATATTTTTGTCGCCCTTGTCGGTGGATGTTACTTCGTTAAGAAGGTCTTTGATCTTATTTAGCATTTTATTTATTCCAAAATTTAAAAACCGCAGCCTTATTTTCCTTAAGATATACCATTGAGGATTGCCAATTGTCAAACTTCAATGCTTCTCGATAAAATTTAGGATGAGCCTGTAATAAGTATGCGATAGAATTGTCTTTTAGTGTTTTAATTTCACTATCTACTCTATTTTCAAGGCTGATTAGCGAATTCTTGTCAGCATCTGATTCAATATACTCTTTTCTGGCAGCTTCTCTCGCATTCACAAGAGTTTCAATAGCTTTTATAACACAAGAAAGGTATACCACATGAGACAGTTTAATCAAAGAAAGGCTAAGCCTGTTTGCTCTTAGAAAATAAAACGTTGTGCAAGTAACATAACCAAAAATAAACACTAAAATATGTAGCAACCAGCTTTCCACTATAACCCCAAAAAATAACCACCAGCATGTGGTGGTTATAATAACATAAATGCTTTAGCTTGTCAACCTACTTGGTTAACCTTTTCATGATTCTCTCAGCCAACTTGTCGACCATCACATCTTTGCTCTTTGCTTTGCTCAATCTATCAGCTACACGCTTGGCAATTTCGTTGATGGTTTTTTCTTGCATCATGGGCTCTTCCTCTTCGGCGCCCATTTCGGCTTCGGCGCCCATTTCGGCACCCATGTCACCCATGTCTGCTTCTTCATCGCCTAATTCGTCATCCATCTCGGCATCTTCTTCGTCATCCATCTCAGTTGAGACAGGTTCTCCAAGAACATCCTCAAGGGCTGCCTCAAGCGCTCCCATGAAGTCTTCAACATCAACCATACGACCTTCGCCGCCGGCATCCATATCCATCTCATCGCCGCCTAAGTCATCCATATCTTCGTCGCCTTCGGCGCCCATCTCCATATCCATCTCATCGCCGCCCATCTCATCTCCGGGCGCCATTTCGACATCCATTTCCATGTCTTCTTCTTCCTGCATCTCTACAGGCTCTTCGTCTTCTGGGTTATACATTTCTTGAATTCTAGCGTCACCGATAGAGCCAAGGTTAGCAAGTTTAAGAAACTGTCTTACTTCAGCTTCAGTTAATAAAGTTTTACGGGACATTTAAAATTCTCCTTATTGAATAAAATTCCTAGTGTAAATAGTATCTATCTTTTGATTACGCTAGTTTAAAAATGAATTTAGGCTAGAGTGTTTAATTTTTTTAAGTGCTTGAGACTCTATTTGTTTTACTCTCGCAAAAGAAATGCCGAGCCTATCACCTATTTCTCTTAAAGTCATTGCGCCATTTTCATAAATAGCGATCAGCGTACAATTGTACTCTTCTTTGAAATTAATGTAATGCCGACAATCGGTTGAACCACAGATCTTCTTGTTTTTCATACACTTTCTGCTACATGGCAGTAGACCATCTTTTTTCATAAATCCGGGAACTCCATCGAGATGACGTCGAAAAGATCATCTATTTGATCTTCATTTAGTCCAAGCTCGTTTAAGGTTTCATCACCTTTGGCTTTCAACTTTTCTATCTTTTTCTTTTTGTTTTGAGAAAAGCTGCTGTGTTCGAAAACAAAGTCTCGGATCCTTTTATCTCCATCTAAATAACCTGTTATAACACTTCTAAAGAATTTAGCTTGCGTTAATCCATCGCCTTTTAATTTTAAAATTAGCTTGGCATGTCTATGATCCGACTCTGTAAAAACAATTCTCTTGTTATTCGTTCCATAAGATTCGCCTGTTTCTATAGGGTTCACCATTTCCTCCCCATTATGTGGGTTCTGCTCTCTCCCATGCCGGCAGAGGTTTGAACAACAAAATCTGCTTTCGCTTGAAACTCTGTGACGCTTCGTGCGCCGCTATAGGAAAACCCCGAGCGTATCCCTTTCTCAAGATCGAACAAAATACTCTTTACCGTACCGCGGTAGGGGACGCGGGCCGAGACTCCCTCATACGAAGAATAGCTGCCGCGCCAATTAACTTGAGCTTCTTTGGAGGCCATGCCTCTATACGTTTTCCACCTAGTCCCGTCAGCTTCTTCAAAAACCTTCCCTGGTGTCTCATCGGTACCCGACAATAGCGACCCGCACATAACTGCATCTGCACCCGCACCCAAAGCTTTAACAATATCGCCGGAATTCCTAATGCCACCATCTGCGATGATTGCTACGTCGCGATCAGTCTTGGCGCAGTCTATAATTGTTTGAAGACCTGGCATACCATGGCCTGTTTGTACTCTCGTAGAGCATATTGAGCCGCCGCCAATATTACACCGGACACTATCTGCGCCCCAATCAGCTAGAGAGTTGATACCCTCAAGGGTGGCAACGTTACCAGCCATGATGTGTAAATCATAGCCAAACAAGTTTCTCAAAGAGGTTAGCGCTTCTTGCATTAATATGTGGTGTCCGTGTGCAATATCAACACACAGGAAGGTGGCTCCAGAGTCAACACAAGCGGTGGCTCTCTTCATAAAGTCACCACTAACTCCGATAGCTGCACCGACATTTATTTCAACTTTGTATTTTTCTTTGCCAAAATCTTTTGCCATGCTAACATTTCTAGCTTGCATCTCAATTGTATTATATCGATGAATCACAGCGGTACCGCCTAGGTACCCCAATTCGATTGCCATGGCGGCTTCCGATATTGTATCCATCGGAGATGCAATGACTGGAAAGCGTAACTTAAGCCCTTTTCCGAGATCGGTTTCAATTGAGATGTCGCTTCTACTTCGAATATCTGAGTATGCCGGCGATAGCAGCACATCATCATATGATAAGGCTTTTCTCATAAAGCCTCCTTGTCGATGAAACTCTTGATGTCTCTAACTTTGTACCATGTCACATCATTCGGCTTTTCTGGTTCCGGGAGTAATCTCAGGGTTGCGGGGCGATTTCCAATATTTGAATGGATTACGAAGATCGTGGGAACACCCTTAAACCCGAGTTCTTTCTCGATTTTCGGATTGTCATCTATATTGTATGCAAAAAAATGCAAGTCTTTATATTCGTCTTTTT